GAATAGTATCGCAGCTGCGGCTAGGCGTTGGAGTATTTACGAATAGCGTATATTATTTGCGGTTCTATGGCACAGCGTAAATAGGCGGATAGGCACAGTCTAGAGCCTCTGGTTACTGTTTATATTATATATATATCCTTAAAGAGGGAGTAGAAGGAGAGAAGAGAGTAGTAGTAGCCGTACTGTGCTACACAGCCGGTAGCACAGTAGGCTGACAAGCGTATAAATCGCATGTTACCGTAAATATCAGCCGCAAACCCCTGTGCTAGAGCCTTCGCCCATCATTTACGGTGTGTATATAGACGCCTAAGTCCGACGAACGGTAGCCAATGACCGTGACACGTCGATCTATGTCACGCTACGCTTATGTCACAGGGTAGGTGACGCGAGGCCGAAGTATGCAGAACGTGGCAGTACATAGCACGAGGGCTCTAGACCGCGGCTCTCCGGGCAGACGGCGTAGCGTACAGGCCTCAGAAGCGAGGGGATGGAGGGTGGCCATCGTCCTTTTGAGCCGGTAAAAATTGCGATTGAGCTAGTAAAACCCTAAAGTTCCAAAAATAAAATCCTAGGCTTAGTATTAAAAATACCATGACACTAGGAACAGAAATATTTTACACATTGCTAAAAATACGCTAAACTGGCTACACAAGTACAAGCAACCGAAGAGTGTAAAAAATGGCCAGAAAGTGTAAGAAGTGCCAGACTACCCTGTCAGAACCGTATGTGCAGTACTGTCCATCATGTAGGGCGGGTGTAGCCTGGCGTCGGTACTATGTACCGAAATGCACCCCGAAAAGTCTCGTGTGTTCGCTGTCGGAGCTAGCCAGCGGCGAGGTGGAAGTACCAGACGGTAGAGGGTACTTCACCACGAGGGCGCAGTCTAACTCCATGAGGCAGAGCGCGAAAAAACGAGGGGTAGAATTCGACTTGACCGTAAGGTACCTAGATATACTTGTGGGTATGCAGGGTGGCGTATGCGCTATGTCCGGTGTGCCTTTGCGGTACGGTCCTGGCGCACTTGCGGGCACTGGCCCAGAAAGTAAGGTGCGTACGATGACCCTATGCAGGAAAGACCCTCGACAAGGGTATGTAGAGGGTAACGTAGCGTGGGTTCACAGGGATGTGGGTGCCGCTAAGCGGTTTTTGACCGACGATGTGTTCCTTGCTATGTGCATGAGGGTCGTAGTGAATGCTGGTTTAAAAATAACCGAGTGACACCCCAATCAAAAATCGTAGAATAGAACCTCCACAGTAGGAGGTATTTGAAATGGCAAAACTCACCACCAAGCAACGCAAGAAGCTGCCTAGCGACGTGTTCGCAGGACCAGGCCGCTCCTACCCAGTAAACGACAAGGCCCATGCGGAGAACGCGAAGGCGAGGGCCACACAAGAGAACAATGCCGGCAAACTGAGCGACAGTGCCAAAAGAAAGATCGACTCCAAAGCCAACAGGGTCATCAAGAAAGGTAAGAAATAATCACGCAGTAAGTGACACAGTGGACGTGTCACGCTACAATACTGAAAACCACGGAGTGACAGACCATGCAAACACTCGAAATCGCCGGCTTTATATCCCTAGGAATTTTCGTTCTGATATTTTTTGGCACGATGCTGGCGTGTGCCCTGTTGCCACAAGAGAAGCCGAAAAATGACGATCACAATTGAGGAAATGCTGACCGATGCGCAGATGGATAACTTCCGGGTGCGTACTGCGACAGCCTCAGACGAAGAACTCGACCACGCACGCGGTGAAATCCGCCTATTGTGCGACAGGGCCGAGGCAGAGGGTGATACCCACAGGCTGCAAGACCTGCTGCTGATGCTGGGTATCATATGCACAGCAATGAAGCGGCGGGGCCGCTATCACGGACATGACACACCGGTGCTCGGTAATGGTTAACATAGTAAACTTCCCTACCACTGCCTCCGATAACCCGGATACGGTACTGGGGGCAGCGGTAGGCGCCTACAAGTCCGTGGTTGTTATAGGGTACGACATGAATGGGTGCTTGGATGCACGGGCGTCCACAAACCTGGTATCAAAAGATGTGCTGTGGCTCGTGGAGTCATTCAAGATGAGACTACTGGCTGGTGACTACAGTGACGGGAAACCGGAGGACGCATGACAGACATAGTCAGTCTACTCAAGTTTGAGGAAGGGTTCAGTGCGACCCCGTACCGCGATAGCGAGGGCTACCCAACGGTGGCGATCGGTATTCGTATTGGGCCAAAAGGCGCGGCTATGTCGAACTACAGTTTCACGGTGCCATTGTCAGTAGCGCAGATCTGGACACAGCAGTTTGTCGACGACCTGATGAACCAGATCAATACGAACCAAAAATACGCGGGTGCCCGACTCGCCATGGGCAAGTGCGTAGAGCAGGCGGCTACGACACCAGCCTATCAGAACCCTCGGTGCGCAGTATTGTTGAGCATGGCCTACCAGATGGGGTTAGATGGCCTGGCGGGCTTTCCTAACACTCTCACCCTGGTAGATCACGGGGAATGGGATAAGGCCGCTGATGCGATGCTGCAAAGCAAGTGGGCGAAGCAAACCCCAGCCCGAGCCAAGCGCCACTCTGACCAGATGCGCACCGGAGTATGGGCGACGGAATATTGAATGAGCATATTCGATAAGTACACCTATATTATCGCCGGCTGCCGACAGGAAGCGGAGGAGTACGCCAAGTTGTACGGTGTCCCTAGGAATCGCTTCTTTTTCATCGACAGGGTAGATCAGGTACACGGTATTGCCCACGATTCTACGGTGTGGGCGTGTAGGCAGTGCCACGACCTGAAAAGTTGGCCAGAAATAGAAAAGGCCTTGGTGTCACGGGGCGTCAAAATCGTTATGAGGATGTAGCCGTGGGGAAAGTCATCGACATGAAGCGCCCCGAAAAATGGCGTGATACGGTAGAATTTCTTAGAAACATTGCGGATAAGATCGAGCAAGGCGAGATCCCCGCAGTGACAATGGGTACTATGGCACTGGTGTTCAGTACTGGCGAAATGGCAAATTACGGGTTTGGACCTGAGTGCGACGACCTGCAAATGGTCGCCGTCTCAGCCATTGCCCACCATGTCTTGTTGGCTGATATGTCGGGGGTGTCAGGTGAGTAGATACAGAATCTACACGGACGTGCAACTTAACTGTCTAGTCGTCGAAGGCGACAGGATTTTCTCCAATAAGGACGGGTTGATCCAGATCTTCAACAAAAAGTTGGACGAAAATGGTGAGCCGATCGACGGCGCTCCAGAAGAACTGGTAGGGCAGTTCACCAATACTTTTGGGTGGGTGAAAGTTCATGATGAAGAAGTGCGCCCTGTGCCAAGCGGAATTTGACGGCAAGGACACAGCCCTGTATTGCTGTGACAAACACCGCTGGGTGGATAACCGGAGAAAGGCATACGCCATGGCAAAAGCACGCAAAAGCATGGATCCGGCCATCCTGGCGGCGCTGCCACCGGAAGAACCGAAGCCGAAGAAAGTCGGTGGCACCTATGCAAAAAATAAAGGGGCGCGAGTCGAACGCGAAGTTTGCGATATCCTCACTCGTATCACGGGTGAAAAGACTACACGCATACTGGGACAGGCACGGGATGGTGGCGCCGACGTGGCATGGGGGCCATTTACCATCGAGGTCAAGGCCCGAGAAACTGTTAGCATGCCCGCGTGGCAGGCCCAAGTTCTGGCCGCCGTTTCTGGAACCGATGAAATACCTTGCGTCGTATGGCGTCGTAAGACCGAAAAGTTCTGGATTGCGCTACCCTTTGAAACGTTCGTTGAAACGTTCGAAACATTACGTAAGGCAGCTACGCAAGCAGTGGGGGTGGTAAGTGAGTGACGATGTGCCAGATCCGAACTTTCTACAGAAGGTTTATCGACTCAACGAAGTCGCGGCACAAACACGTCAACAAGCTGTAGATACAAAGATCCAAGACCAGGAGGCAGGACGCCGACTTTCCGCTGCATACGCCCAAGAGGCTATCTTGAAGGCCGTCAGCCTGATGCGCACCAGTACGGACGACTCCACCATCTTGAAGTGCATCAAACTCATCACCGATCGCGCTTGGGGCTCTCCAAAGCCTCTTACCGAGGAGGAGAAGAAGGGCGCCGATGGGGGTACCATTCTGGATATCTTGGCGTCCATGTCTGCACAAAACAAAAACCTTGAAATATCCATAAAGCAGAATGCGCAGATCGCAGCCACACCAAAAGATATAACCCCAAACCCTGACCAGATTACCGACCTTGAAGGCTTCTTTGAGGAAGTGAAGGCGGAAAAGAAAAATGAGTGATTCCATTCTGTACCAGGGCGACAACGAATCAATGCAGCGCAAGGCTACACAGACGCTGACGATCTGGCGGCAAAACCCCGAAATATACGTCCGCGATGTACTTAAGGTTGAAAAGATAGAACCTTGGCAGTACAACGCCCTGCGCGCCATCAATACCGAAAACCATATCTCTGTGCGATCCGGCCACGGCGTGGGTAAGTCCGCTTGGCTGGCTTGGCTTATCCTGTGGTACACGACCACCCACTTCCCCTGCAAAGTCCCCTGCACCGCGCCTACCTCTCACCAACTGGAAGACATTCTGTGGGCTGAGTTGGCTTTATGGCGGCGCAAGATGGGTAACGGTCTGTCGGAGTTGTTCGAAGTCACCTCTGAGCGCATGTACCTGAAACTAGCCCCGGACGAATGCTATGCAGTCGCGCAAACCGCACGTAAAGAAAACCCCGACGCACTCCAAGGTTTTCACGCCGAGAACCTTTTGTTCGTGGTCGATGAAGCATCGGGGGTACCAGATGAAATTTTCCAACCTCTGGAAGGCGCTCTATCCACACCTGGCGCGAAGTCAGTACTGTGCGGAAACCCTACCAGAGTACGCGGGTACTTTTACGACAGTCACCACCGCAACCGGGCACAGCACCACTGTATTCGCGTTAGTTGTGAGGAGAGTAGCAGGGTAAGCCCCGACTATATAACCAAAATGAAGGCCCAATACGGCGAAGAATCAAACGTCTTCCGTGTCCGCGTGCTCGGTGAGTTCCCACTAGAAGCAGCAGATGTGCTCATTCCTCTCTCGATCGTCGAGCCCGCACTACACCGAGACGTAGCCCCAACACCGGTTAAAATTATATGGGGGCTTGACCCGGCGCGGTATGGTCAGTGCCTAACAGCGCTAGCCAAACGTAAGGGTAATGCACTCCTGGAGCCCGTCAAGACCTGGGGTAACGTGTCCCTCATGATTACAGTCGGGAAGGTGGTCGAAGAGTACAACAATACGCCCCCCGAAGAACGTCCATATGAGATTATTGTGGACGTTTGCGGCCTCGGTGCTGGCGTCGTAGACCGCCTGGAAGAGCTGGGCCTGCCAGTGGTAGGTGTGAACGCCGGCGAAGCCCCACCACGCACAGAAGCCCACCGGTTACAGCGCATGCGCGACTGGCTATGGTGGCAGGGCCGGGAATGGTTCCAGACGCTTGCTGTGCATATTGAAAACGATACCTATCTACTGGGTGAGTTGACGGATGTACACTACACGCTTACATCAAGTGGTAAGCTCGTGGTCGAATCCAAAAAGGATATGCTCGACCGTGGTGTATCTTCCCCTGACCGGGCAGATGCGTTCCTGTTGACCTTTGCCGGCTCTATCGTAACATCTGATGAATGGGAAGCCGCGAGGGCTGCCAAAGGCCGCCGCAAACCGAAGAAAGGTTTCATGGCTACTTAACTGATTTGCAAGGGGTTTAAGATGGCTGATAGCACGGGCGAAAATAGCAAGAGCACACAGTCGCTCGTACAGTGGGCCGGCGCCAAGATCGCAGCCTATAAGAGCGCCAGCGGCGATTGGCGTTCCCAAGCCACTGATGCCTATGCGGTAGTCGCCGGGGATCAATGGGATCCGACCGATAAATCAGACCTTGAAGCCGACAGCCGCCCCGTGTTCGTGTTCAATCGAGTGGCAGGATTCCTCCGTGGTATTTGTGGCCTAGAAACAGCAAGCCGTAATCAGGTTCAGTTATATGGTCGCGAGATAAATGACAGTGGTTCTAGCGACATCCTGAATGCCGCCGTGAGCTATGTGCGTGATGGGTGTGACGCAGATGATGAAGAGTCCGACGCATTCAAAGACATGCTCATCTGCGGGCTCGGATGGACTGAGACGCTATACACCACTGAGGAAGACCCGGATGGTCAGATTGTCATCGAACGGATTGACCCCCTGCATATGCGCTGGGATCAGTCGGCTCGTAAACGTGGCTTGGCTGATTCTCGTTGGCGTTCTCGTCGTAAGTGGCTTCCCGTCTCGGTCATTGAAGACGTATGGGGTAAGGAAAAAGCCAAACAAGTAACCTCCGAACTGGAAGGTGATGGCGAAGATACCGAAGAAATGGCATCGCAGCCGCATGACGCTACCGCTGCGCGCAACTACGATTCTGACACCCAGGGGTCAGTGCGTTCAAATAACGGGGTCCCCGTAGAACAATTTCAATACGTCCGGACCAGCGTTTTCATGAGGGTACAAAACCCACTGACGGGCGCTGTAGAGGAATTGCCGAAGGACGAGTACAACATCTTGGTAAAACGTCTGGGTGAGAGAGGCATTATCCTGTCTGGGCGCCAGGTTAAGCATCGCGAATATCGCCAGATGATCTACACTGGTGGAGTTGTGCTGGAAGAAGGTCCGCTACCCTGCTGTGGCTGGACGTTCAACGTCATTACGGGCATGCGTGACCGCAACAATGGCATTTGGTATGGCTTTATCCGTGATCTGATCGACCCACAGCGCTGGATCAATAAGTTTTTCTCCAGCATGGCCGACGTTGTGGCCAGCCAGGCCAAGGGTGGTCTACTGGCAGAAGTAGACGCCTTTGTGAGCACCAAAAATGCCGAGGAAGACTGGGCAAACCCAAGGTCTGTTGTGTGGCTCAAGCGTGGCGGGCTGGAAAAGATCAAGGAACGTACTAGCGCGGGCGTACCAGCGGGCATCAGCCAGCTCCTAGACTTCACCGTATCGTCACTGCCAGATGTGGCCGGCGTGAATCTTGAGTTCCTGGGGATGGCGGGCCGGGAACAGCCCGGTGTGCTGGAACACCAGCGTAAACAGGCCGCTATCGCTACCCTGGCCGAGTTCTTCAATGCGCTGCGCCTCTATCGCAAACAGCAAGGCCGTGTCCTCCTTGAGTTTATCGACGCGTTCATTAGCGATGGCCGACTGATCCGTATAACCGGCGAGCAGAATGCCAAGTATGTGCCACTCGTTCGCCAAGACGGCACGTTGAAGTACGATATTGTCGTGGACGAAGCCCCGAACAGCCCCGACCAGAAAGATCGTACTTGGGGCGCCCTGATGCAGCTCCTGCCAGGCGCTTCCGCCATGGGCCTACCTATCCCACCGGATATCATTCAATACGCCCCGTTCCCGCAGGCACTGATCGACAAGTGGCTGGAATTCTCGCAGCAGGGCATGAATGGACTTCCACCGGAAGCTAAGCAGCAGATGCAACAGATGCAACAACAGCTGCAAGCACTACAGCAGGAGAACGAAAAGCTCAAATCCAAAAAAGAAGAGAGTATGGCCAAGATCCAACAGGACGGGCAACAGGCGCAGGCGTCCCTATCGCTCGACGAGCAGCGGTTCCAGGCTGAAATGCAGTTGAAGTTTGCGCAACTCCAAGCCGAAGTACAGTTGCAAGAAAAGAAATTAATGGCTGAAATGCAGTTGAAGCGTCAAGAAATGGGGCTAAAGGCCGAAATTCAGCGGGAGCAGGCTTCGTACGATGCATCCAGCACAGCACAAGCCAGTGCATGATGCAAAGTAGAAGGGGCACGGTATGACAGCAGTTCGCACTGACAGGGAAGTCACGATGATCGAGAGGGGGCGCGTATTCAGGGCCGAGCTATCGTTCCCTGGCATACTGACGACCGCTGACTATAAAATCAGCATAGTCACGGGGAGTAGTGAGGTACTGGTGTTTAATCGCACGTACAGCTCTACGCAGCCAGTGCTGACCGTCGGCCTGTATGAGCTGGCATCCACGGGGGGTTCGTCTGCCCGCGTGAGAAATCGTAGACTGTCTACCGCGGATGCGCCCCCGGCAACTGTGCTAGTCGGTGTAACAGCTACCCTCAATACGGTAATCAATCAGGCGGTTATACTGGCGTCATCCCCTACCGGGAACGCGGCTGGACAGTTCGTGGGTGCCGCATCCGGGATTATACTCAAAGCGAACACCTCCTATGTAGTGAATTTTAATAACGGGGGCCTGTCCACGGCGGATATCTATGCCCTTCTGGACTTACGCAGCATGAATACGGTGTACACGGCGAACGAGTCACCGTAAGTCATTCAATGGTCTTCTACTGCAATGCCAGCAGCCACAACGAGGTCACTATGAGCACTAAAATAGGCACACAAAAACCGCTGTCTAACGCCCCCCACGCTGGGGGCGACCCACTGGGCGATATTCCGCTTATTGATGAATCGACGTTACCAGATGCCGGCTCCGAAGAGGCTGGGCCAGCCCCCAGTACCAAAGACGCCAGCGGCGCGCTGGATACTACTGGTACCGAGGGCGACCCGCCAGCACCAGAGCTACAGCATGTGCCGCTCCAGGCGCTCCACGAAGAGCGCGAGCTGCGCAAAAAAGCAGTTGAACGCGCTGATGCAGTTCAGCAGACGTTTGAGCGGGTGATGGCCAAGATCCAGACCCCAGAGCCGCAGCAACAGCAGCAGAAGGCACCAGATCCGATTGTTATCCCTGAGTTTGTCGACGATCCGCAGGGGCATATCGAGGCAC